CCTGGTTTCGTGGTGCAATTACAAGACAGATGATCGTCCGAGAATTTCAAAAAAAGCAGCATCGGCAACACCGATGAGATTTCGAGATCAACTGATCGAAATCGCACGATCGGCCGTTCGTCCGTTGTAACAATAAATCAGAAGGGACTTCAGAGCCGGGAGTCTAGCAAAGACCTCCCTCGATGCTACGGCTGCAATTGCGCGGATCGGTCCACAACCTCTAGGTCTCGCATTTTCGCGGTCGCTCTCGGCTCGCTTTTTCAAACGATGAAACACCCACCCCAACCGGTCGCAACGTTGANGCTCATCGAGCTTCTGTCTCTTTACGAATCGTCCCCGNNCCCCAACCATNGATCGAAACAACGGGTCGCGTCAGAAGTGATGTCGATGGTGGAGCGCATCGAAAAGCTGAAACGGCGGTCGCAGTTCGAAGAGTACCTGCTGAAGCGCGAGAAGTTTTGCGACAAGCGCATTCCAAAGTTTGCACGCGAACTCATCAAAGATGAACGACCGAGAAAGATCGACCGCGAAGCGGTCGAACGGATCGCGGAGAAGTACCTTGTCGATCGACTCTTCGTTCTCAAGCTCTGGGGGGTAGAGACGGGCAAGGCAACGCGAGAGCAACGCGCAATCATTCACGAGCTTTACGCGCCGTTCCCTTCGATGACGCGAGCGGAAGAAGTCGCCGCCGATCTGATGATCGACGCAAAGGAGGTCGCGACGATCTGGCGACACCCCAAACGCGNGCGGGATTGGCGCAAGGTCAACGGTAAAATTCTCAAAGAGCGACCCGTCAACGGCGACTTCAAGCGCCGACCCAAAGGCGTTCTGAGAAAGGCGGACCGGGTCGCTGCTGAGTTTTTCACGACGCGCTCGAAGGTGATGCGGCTGTGGCGCAACGGGGCTCCGAGTCGCGTTTCGGGTCCTTCCTGACCCTCCCCCCCTCGGGGTTGGCGTGCGTCGCGAGCCTTCGGAATTTTTTTGTCCGCAATTTAGACAGACGGCGAGATGGCCAAGAAGAAAAGAAAAAAAAAGCCTTCGAGCCCGCCACAAAAAAATCCGAAGCAGCCTCGAAATTATTCGGAAATCGCTGCTGCGCTTGGGGTTGCGACTCAGACTGTCGGACGATGGGCGAAATGGGAGGGATTCCCAAAAAAATCGAAAACCGGTTGGGATATCGACGAGATCAAGGCGTGGTATCCCGATGCGGTCAAAAAGCGGCGCGACACGAAGCGCCAGAACAACATCCGCAGCGCCACACTNGCGCAGCGGGATGACAACTCGAAATCTGCGACCTTCGATGAGCCGGGGCAAATTTCAACGCTCGACGCTGCGGATGAAGCAAAAACGCTGGACCGCTGAGTATCGAAAAGCCAAAGCGCAACGCGAGATGCTCGAGCTTGGAAGGATTCGCGGCGATCTCCTCCCTCGCCAAGAGGTCGAGAAGATGTTTTCCAATCGCGTCTATGAGGTCGCTCAGAAGCTCGACGCGCTACCCCGAACCCTCGCACCGCGCCTCTTTGGGCTATCGATCGCCGAGATTGAAGATGTGATTGCGGTCTCGGTTCGCCAGATTCGCGAGCACTTCGCGAGATCGCCAGAATGGCAAACGCCGAGCAAGCCAAAGAAAGCGAANCGGTAGCGATGCGGCGGGTGCGTTGGTTTGCCTCGGAGCTCGCCGCGTGGAAGCCGCCGGAAAAGCTGACCGTCTCCGCTTGGGCTGACCGATATCGGATCCTCGACCCGCTCACCTCTGCCGAGCCTGGCCCTTGGAGGACCGATCGCACTCCATATCTGAAGGGGATTCTCGATTCCTTCTCCGACGCATCGGTCGAGCAAATCACCATCATGGCTTCGACGCAAGTTGCGAAAACAGAAGCGCAGCTCAACTGTCTCGGATACGCGCTCGACCAAACCCCCGGACCGTGCCTCTTTGTCTTACCGCGAGAAGAGGATGCGGTCCTCATGGGTCAACGACGGATCAAGCCGATGCTGACCGCAACGCCGAGCCTTCGAGCGCAGATGTCAGATTGGGCGAGTGATAACAAGCTGAAATCGATCAGGGTCGGTCAATCGATGATCTATCTTGCGGGCGCGAACTCGCCCGCCGATCTTGCCTCGAAGCCGGTTAGGTTTTTGTTTCTCGATGAGGTCGACAAGTTCCCCGCGTTTTCAGGCAAAGAGGCGGACCCGATCTCGCTTGCGACCGAACGACAGCGCACCTTCTGGAATCGAAAGCGGATCATCACCTCGACCCCAACTACGCGAGAAGGGTTCATCTGGCGTGAGTGGGAAGCCTCAGATCAGCATCGGTTCTGGGTTCCCTGTACGCGATGCGGGTTTTTCCAGGTTCTGAAGTTCTTTCCCAATCTGCGATGGCCAAAGGATGTGCGCGATCCGTATCTCATCAAACGTGAAGACCTTGCATGGTATGAGTGCGAGAACTGCAAAGCGCAACTGAAGGACACTGACAAGCACCGAATGACGCAAAGCGGGGTCTGGTGCCCGCAAGGCTTGACCGTCGATCTCGATGGCAAGGTGCGCGGCAAAGCGAGGAAGACCCATCTGCGCGGGTACCATCTGAGCTGCCTTTACTCGCCGTGGATCTCATTCTCTGAGATGGCCGCCAAGTTTCTCGAATCAAAGGATGATCCCGCCCAACATCTGAACTTCACAAATTCATGGCTCGGGAACCCTTGGGAAGAAAAGGGCGAAAACGTCACCCCCGAATATCTCAAGACGCGACAAGCTCCACACGCAAAGGGGGAGTGTCCAAAGGATGCGCTCGTCTTAACCGCTGGCGTCGACGTGCAGGACATCCATCTCTACTACACGATCAGAGCGTGGGGATACGAAGAACGGAGTTGGTTGGTCGAAGCGGGCCGCGTAGAGCACTGGGAGAACCTCTCGTCGCTCCTCTTTCAAAGAGAGTTCCCCATTATCGAGTCAGGGGGGAAAACTCTTCGAGTTCGGCTTGCGTGCCTCGATTCAGGCTACCGAACCGATGAGGTTTACCAAGTTTGTCGAGAGTGGATCGACGTTGCGCGACCGATCAAGGGTCAACAGCGCATCTCAGGCGGGATCCCGATTCGAATGTCGAAGATCGATCGGAACTTCGCAGGGGCGACGATTTCGAGCGGGGTCAAGCTGTGGCATCTCGATACGACGCACTTCAAAGACAAGCTCACGCGGTTGATTCGGACCGATAGCGAATCGCCGGGCTCTTGGAGAACCCACTTCGAAACCCCGGATGAGTACCTCAACCACATCGCCAGCGAGCACAAGGTGATCAGAACCAACAAGAATTCAGGCGAAGTCAAAAGCGTTTGGGTGAAAAAGCCGGGATTCGGCGGAAACCACTGGCTCGACACCGAAGTCTACGCTCTCGCCGCCGCTGAGATGTTGGGCGTCTACACCCTACAAGAAGGCGACCTTGACGACCTCGAAAGCGACGATCCAAGGCTCACCGAGTCGCAGACGGAAGGATTCCGAAGCCCGACCCAACATCAGCCCTCTGGACCTCGCCGGGGGGGATGGGTGCATGGTGGGCATGACCGAGGGCGACGGGGGGGATGGGTCAAATGACCGACCACGCGCCGATCGACGAGTTTCGAGGAGAGAAGTTTACGGTNGTTGAGTTNTCGACGGTTCAATGCCCGTTCTGCGGTGGACGACCGCGAAACATCGGGAGCTACCTGCACAAAAGATATTACCGATGCCTGACTTGCTTGAAAAAGTTTCACGGCCATCGCAGAAGGATGCGAATTCTTTTCAGTCCTGACAGCAACGCGCAATTGTCGAACGATGATCAGAATCGGAAAATTGAGCCATGACTACACCAGCAGAAGACGCACTCGCGGAACTCAACACGCTCATCCGGTCGATCATTACCGGCGGCGCAATTCAATCTCACACCATCAACGGGCGCGACATGACGCGGTATTCCCTCGGCGAGCTCCTCCAGTACAAGCGATCACTGATGAAAGATATCGCGCTCGAAAATTCGGGCACCGATTCTATCAATCACGGAACGTTTGGGAATCGATAATCGATGAAACGACCACGCGGGAATCTGGTTCGGCGGTTCGCCAAATTTGCCGACGATATGGTCTCGGTGATTTCTCCGAGAAGGGCTCTCATTCGGCAGCAATACAGAGCCGCATCAGCGTTCGCCTATGAGGGCGCATCTACCCATCGAATCAACGGACCGTGGGGAACGCTCGAAGGGTCGGCGGATGCTGATATCTTAAACGATCTCCCCAACTTGCGGGCTCGTTCGCGAGAACTGCATCGCGACGATCCGACCGCCGCATCGATCATGCAAACGATCGTCGACAACACGGTCGGAAAGGCGATCAGGGCTCAGTCACGACCAGACCTTGAAACGCTCGGCATCGAACCCGCCGATGCGCGTGACTTCGTCTTCGCAGCAGAAAGAACCTTCAGCCGTTGGTGTTTAAGGGTCGACGTACAAGGGAAGCTCGACTTTTTAGCGTTGCAAAGGCTCGCCCTTCGCCAGATCCTCGAAAACGGGGAAGCGTTTCTTGTTCGCAACACTCGCCCGATAGGTCCGAGCCGAGAGTTCTCCCATTGTTGGGATGTCGTTGAGGCGGACCGGATCGAATCACCGAACAACGTCGATCGATTGCAGACCGACAAAAACCAAATCCGAAGCGGCATCGAGATTCGCAAAGACGGAACGCCGGTCGCGTACTGGGTGCGAGTTGGNCATCCCGGCGATGGGAAGTACGACAACTTCAAATCGAAGAGAAGCCGATGGCGGCGCATCCCGGCCTTCGATCTCGATGGAAGACCGAACGTACTCCATATCTTCGAGACGATCCGACCGTTCCAAACTCGCGGCGTTCCCCTTTTCGCGCCGGTCCTCACAAAGCTCGCAAACTTCAATCGATTCGAAGAAGCGGCGATCGTGCGTGAACGGATCGCGGCTTGCTTTGCCGCGTTCGTTCGGACAGACGGCGACCTTGCACAAGCGGCGCTGAAATCCTCAAAACGCACCAACGCGAGCGGCCAACGAGAAGAAGAACTTGAACCGGGGATCATCAAGTATCTCGCGCCGGGGCAGTCGGTCGAGTTTGGCAACCCTTCAGGGCTCGGCCAACAGTACGAACCCTTTGTTGCTCGAAACCTGCGGCAGATCGGCGCGGCGATCGGTCTTCCGTACGAGCTGGTCTCGAAGGACTTCTCAAAAAGCAATTTCAGCAACGCACGCGCCGCGTTCCTAGAGGCGCGTCGACTCTTTGTCAGATACCAACAAATGATCATTGCGAAACTGTGCCGACCGAGCTGGAACCTTGTGCTCGAAGAATCCGAACTTCGCGGATTCATTCCGCAAGTCGGGATGATGGACCAGTTCTCATCGTGGAGCAAATCGCACTGGGTCGCGCCGGGATGGGGATGGGTTCAGCCTGAAAAAGACATCGCTGCGAGCGAGAAAGCCATCGCGGTTGGGGTTTCGACACTCTCCGATGAAGCGGCGGAGCAGGGCCGCGACTGGGAAGAAATCCTCGAACAACAAGCGAGAGAAAACCAAAGACGCCGCGAGCTAGGGCTTGCGGAAGTCACCCTCGAAACGACCGATGCCGAAACGGTTGAAGAAGAAGAAAGCGAAGCCGATGAAGACTAGAAAAGAATCGACGCGAGAAGTTCCCTCTGCGGCTTGCGCGTTCGTCGATGGCGGCGTGTCGGTCGAAGAGACTGGAAACCAAATCGAGATACTCGCAAACAGCGGAAAGCCGATCAGGAACCACTGGTATTGGGGAAACTTCGCGGTCGATCTCGATGGCATCGAGATCAATCGACAAGACAAACCGATCCTTCTTGATCACAAAGCCGATCAGATCGTCGGCTATACGTCCGCGATCGAAAACACCGAGAACGGACTGATGGCAACTGGGAAGCTACTCGCGACGACCGAGCAAGGGAAGCACGTTCAGCAGCTCGCAGCNGAGGGGTTCCCCTGGCAAGCGAGCGTCTACATTCCGCCATCCGAGGTTGAGAAGCTCGGCGAAGGGGAATCGGTCATCGTCAACGGTTACTTGCTGAACGGGCCGGGCCATGTCTTTAGGAAATCAACTCTCCGTGAAGTGACGGTCACCGCTTTGGGAGCGGATGAAGATACGTCAGCCGAAGTTTTTGCAAGAGAAGTCGCAGGTTCGAAAGGGGAAGTGGTGACCAAGATCACCGAGAAGTCACGCAGTGACGAAAATCAAAACATCGAAAGCGAAGTCGTCGAACAGGCGACGATCGCAGCGTTCGATGCTGTCGAGGATCCNGATCGGTTGAAGTCGGCAATTACAGCAGACAGAAACCGGATCGCAAAACTTCACGCTTTGAGCACTCCAGACCAAAAGGAATTGGTCAGCGGCTTGATCGATAGCGATGCAAGCCTCGCCGAAGGGCTTGAGGTTCTTTTGAGCGACACTTTGCGAAAGCTCAACGAGAAGGACTCAGACCTCGACCGACAAGTGAAGCTCGCACGAATTGAGGCGATGACGCCGGAATCGTTGGGGCATGTCGAAGTCGACGCGAACGAAGCCATCGAAGCGGTCGACGAAGAAGCTCTCAACGGACGAAGCGTTCTTCTCTTACAAGATCGATCAATTCAATCATTCAGAAGTCATTCAAGCAGAATGGCCCAACGCAGAAGCCTTTGCTGGTTATGAGTTGGGTATTCGTAAAGGTCACATCAACGAATAGGGGAACCGATGGCACTCTCAAAAGATGTCGGGTTAGTTTTTGAGGCGGGCCACGGACCCGTCATCAACGANATCGGGGTTGCGGCGTCAAGCACCATCTACCAAGGCGCGGCGCTGTCGATGAATGCTGGNTACGCAAGNCCGATGACAACTACNGATGACAGTTTNGCAGGATTCGCGAAGCGCCAAGCGGACAACTCGTCCGGCGNGGCGGGCGACATCAACGTCGAAATTGTCTCTCTTGGAATCACAAAATTGACCGTCACGGGCGTCACCGCAACGACCGAGATCGGGACGAAGGTCTACGCTAGCGACGACGGGACGTTCACAACGACCGCCGGAACAAACGTCGGGGTCGGTCGTGTCCATCGTGCGTTGGGTTCCACTTCAGCGATGGTCGCGTTTGAGTCATCTTCTTTGCGTTCGCTCGATACCTCTGAAGCCTAAAGGATAGATAAAAATGGGAGCCGAAAATCTTGATTCGAGAGCCATCAAGGGATTGATGGAAGTGAGCCTGATCCAGAACGCGACCACGCCGAGTTGGGTCCAGGCGATCAGCGGGAACGTCATCGCCAGTGATCAAACCCAAGAGACCTATCGATGGTTGAGCGATACGCCCGCGCTTCGCCAATGGGTCGGCGGTCGGCAGCAAAAGGAACTCGTCGACTACGCAGTGACGATCATCAACGATACCTACGAATCGTCGCTCGACATCAAATTGCAAGAGATGCGAAAAGATAAGATCGGGCAGATTCAAATGCGGATCGACGATCTGTCGCGTCGAATGGCGACCCACTGGGGCAAACTTGCGACTGACCTCCTGGTCGGCAATGGCACCGCCTACGACGGCAAATCGTTCTTCGATACGACTCACACAGAAGAAGACAGCGGAACGCAAGACAACGCGCTTGAGGTCGTGGCCGCGACACTGACGGACCCCGATGCCGCGGAAATGAAGACCGCCATTTTAAATTCGGTTGAGGCGTTGGTCGGTTACCTCGATGGCGCGGGTGAACCGGTCGCAGAAGATGCATCGACCTTCTTGGTCTTGGTTCCGCCGAGTATGCTCGGGTCGGCAACCGCCGCGCTCGAAAATCAAATCATCGTCGAAAGCGGAGCCGCAGCCACAAACACCGTTGCATCGCTTCAGG